CCTAAGAGACGCTTATAATGTCGGACTAAGTTATCAATAACCTTGTCCAGCTTCCGTCTTATAAGGGAGGGAAAGGTCGTCTGAATCAGGGCCGTCTGCAGACAAGAAGTAGCAGACTTCAACAATCACAGCGGCGCAGCTATCAGTATCAATCAGGCTCAAAGCACCTGAGTGAGCGATAGTGATCGTGGCAGCAGAAGACTCACTAGAAGTCGTTGCGAAACCATCGAATGTTGTCTTGCCACCAGCGGCGGGATAAACACCACCAACAGCTGCCAAGGATGCTTCCAGGCCAGCGGTTGTCAAACCATCAACAGCAACCGTAGAGGTGCCTGTAGAAGACAGGTTGACAGTGTTAATAGCCGTGCGATACACGACAGCACCAGCAGGAACAGTCACTGACTTGTTCAAGCGTGGCTTGTCATCCTGACGGAGGTCAGGTGACTGGACTTGAGGCGTGAGGGTACCGGAGCTTGCAATGTTGGCATCAACAATTGCAGCACCGACGACCTGATAAAACTCAACGCCTGGGAGTGCAAACACACCTTGATCGCGATAAGCGTTCAAGTGTGCGACATAATTACCGGGAAAAATTACGGACATAGTTAGTTAGCTCCTATCAATATACGAAAGAGTAACCAACCGTGATGAAGTCCTTATTAAGTACTTCAAAACCGGCGAACAAGCTCCAGATCATGATGATGAAACGACTGAAGTCGTCGTTGTTGTTCAACAGAATCTGCGCATTGTTACCACCAATACCCACGCCCACAGCTTGAGGACCGAAGAAGATCAACTGGGAAGCTGTGTAATCAGCAGCGCCAGCAGCAGCGTCGGTTACAACAAGGTTGTAAGAGGTCTCGGGCAGGTTGGTGGACTCGAACCAACGGACACCCTCAAAGAGGAAGCCAGTAGGCATTACGGGTTGACCAGCAACAAAGCCAGCTTGGCCGTAAGCAGGACCCATTCCTTGGTAGAAGTTTGCGTTGGGTGCCTGGTTGGGTGACATGGGGTTGACCATGCCAGTGCCTGGATAACGTGCGATTTCGCGGAAGTCGCTGTTCTGACGCAAGTGCATCATTGCAGTTGGATCCACGATGCAGCGGTAGTAACCATCAGCGAAAGTTGGGACGTTGCGCTTACGCATGTCCTTAACAACTTCGAGAAGGTCAGTAGTTACATCGAACTTGGCAGACTCGCCAGTCGCATAGGTAACACCCAAGGTGCCGCCAGTTGCGCCTTTGACTTTGTCACCAGGAAGGTAGTAACCGCCTTGCTCTTTATCAGCTTTGCCGTTTGCTTCTGCTTTCAGCAGTTCGTTAGCAAAGACGCGATCGCGCCAACGGCGATAGTCGTCAAGCAGCGTCAAGCTACCGATCGACTGGTGGAACACGTTTAGGTTGCCGGTATCAAGCAGCAAACGCTGAGCGGTGATCAGGGTTTCGCGAGCAACTTTGAAGGTAGAAGGCTGTGCTGTGTCGCGGGTATCGGCTGGGCCGGTGTACTCACGCAGAGTCACAAGGACCTTGTCCTTGACGATGTTGCGAGCTGAAGCGGTGCCGAGGGTTTGATCGGCGGTCCGCTCACGGGACTCCTTAGTGCCAGGCTTGCCCCAGAAACGATAACGATCAAGCTGTACGGTCTGACCGGGTTGCTTGCTGAAATCGTGGACAACTACCGGCTCAACTGCCATCTCAATGATGTAGGCAGGGTGAGGGCGGTAAAGCTCTGCACCAAGGAGCTTAGGAAAGTCATTATCAATCCACATGGATTTCTAACTCCGTAAGCTAAAAGGTTTATAAGTGACTTCGACTAGTCACATATACTGATATTAATAGTTAACGCTATAATAATATTTAGATACCCCAGAATACTTGGTTATATGGACTTTATAGACAATAATGAGTGGATCCCTGTGCATACACTGCCGGGTTTTGAGTGCTGCATTGAATACTATGTAAACCAAAAAGGTCTCATTAAAAGTACAAAAGGGCGGATTGAAAGAATCCTTAAGCAGAAAATAAGTAAGGGTGGTTACCCAGTTGTAAACTTAACTCAACGTATTGGACGCCGTAAGTTAATAACTATTCCTGTGCATACTCTTGTTGCATTTGCTTTTCTTGGATTACCCCCAACTCCATATGGGCGACTTAAAGGTTGTAGCGTTGTTAAACATATCAACAGCAACAAAAAAGATTGTCGTGCAGATAATCTTCAATGGTCAAAACGTGCTGATGAAAAGATGACTAAAATAGAAGAAGGTATTTAAGTAAAACTAATGGCCGATAAACTTGTTTACAAGGGTGGCACTGACGTTGTCAATCACACTGGTACAGAGATGCAGCTGGTTCTGCCTAATCGTGGATCGGTGCATCGCTTTCCACGTTGGTGGAATAAAAAGGGATCAATTCAATATATCGAAGCAGCGATCTTCAATGTAGCTTTGGATAACGGCGAATCTGTACGTTTGGTTGTTCCTTACATTGGTCCAGTGACGATGGAAATTCGTCATGATGGCTATGGTAATTTCTCCTTCCCACAGAACAGCAAAGGAGCTATTGATCGTGTAGCTGTCTTTGGTGAAGGCAGTAATGACCTTTTGGTTGAGTATCAGTTCTCTAAAATCTCTGGAGGTAGTGTACTAAAACGCTCTATCAATCCTTTGCCTACTCCACCTGCGCCTGCACCTGAGCCCGAACCTGAGGTTGCTGAGGATGCAGACGAAGAGGATAACTAAACTAGGTAGCGTCTCTGCTCACTAGTTAAATCTTGTTCTGCAATATAAGAATCACCGACTGTCATACTCACGTTGTATGGCAGTCTTCTTGTGTTTCTTGCATGGAAACCAATATAAAAATAACTCTTTGGATCAATATATAAAGTGTCGTACGGGTGCTCAATACGATCTTTGGTGTACAGCCGAACATCGAACCAAGCATCGACAAATTTGTTTCCTGTCTTTAAATTATTTATAGATACACTTACTACCGGATGTCTGATGTTATCAAGGTTGTCATTTAATGTTGTAGGTTCAAAACTATTTTCAGGAAAGAACTCACGTGCGAAATCCATCTCTGCTGGGTCAAAGAAAAAATCAATATCAGGATCGGTGGTATTTACATATATACTGTAATATCCGTTGTCAAGAAGAGATGGGACGTTTTGGTAAAATCCTTTTCCACTCTGTATATCTAAATCAACTTTGATAAAAACATTCTCTGCACCAAACAAACCAACCGAGTCTTTGTAGGCAAAGGTTGTAGGTACAGAAGTTATGATTTCAGATCGAGCATTTAATAAGCTATTAGATCCTTTCGCATAATCCAGTGTTTTGTTTGTTGAATAATACTCGGGATTTGCTTTAGGAGCCCCACCGTAGCTTTGCTCAGTATTTATAACCTGTTGTGTGACATTCATCGCATGTGGTCTTGGTACCTACTCTTATTGTAATTAGAGATAATTACTAATTTGCTGGTTATGTTCTCTGAGTCCTCTTACTGCTTTTTGCTCAAGAGTACGCACGCGATCACGGCTCATATTTAAAACTTGACCAATAGCTGTCATAGACATTGGTTCCAAGATATCTTCACCTATGCCGTAGCGCATAGAGATTACAGCAGCTTGCATCTCAGGCAGGTCTTTAATTAAATCTCTAATATCTTCTTTAATGAACTGACGTTCAATTAACATGTCAGGCAGTTGGCTTTCGTCTTCTAGTAGATCAATCAATGCAGTATCTCGATTTTCCCCAATCTTGATTTCGAGCGAAGTAGGTTGTCTAGCCTTACACATTAAGTCTTTGATCTCTTCAACTGATAGACCTAGATAGTCAGCTAGCTGAAATACATTTGGTAGTTCCCCATTTAACTGACTCAGCTCCCGCTGTGCTTTCTTAAGCTTGTTGAGATTCTCAGTGACGTGGATCGGCAAGCGTATTGCGCGTGACTTCTCCGCAATTGCCCTAGTAATACCTTGTCTAATCCACCAATATGCATAAGTACTGAACTTGTAACCACGGCCAGGATCAAACTTTTCAACACCTCTTACCAATCCAATTGTTCCTTCTTGAATAATATCAAGCAATTCCATATTCCGTTTTGTATATTTCTTGGCAACTGACACAACTAAGCGCAGATTTGCCGTAACCATTTTATCTTTGGCTCTTTTACCATCACGCATATCACGTTTTAGTTCTTTTGTTGTAATACCAAGTGATACAGCTAGGTCCTCCTGACTTGGCTTATTTAGTAGATCTTCACATGCTTTGATTTCCATCATTCGTTGAACTTGCCGACCAAGTATGATTTCTTCGTCATGCTCTAGTAGTGGAATGCGTCCAATATCTCTTAGATAAGAACGTACGGAATCACCTGAAATTTTTGCTGACATATTGTTCTCTTGTCTATATATTAAATCTAGCCCTTATTCTATATTTAGTCAAGCATGTGTGCGAGCAAATCTAATGCTTTCCTTCGGGGCTTCTTCTCTTCCTTCTAATGCTTCGACTGCCATTGCTTGTGCAGCGTGTTCGTTAAATCCTTTTGAGCGATAGTTATCTTCGTAGTCTTGATATTTCGCAACGCTACTTTCAAAATCTTCTCCATGAGTCAGCATCTCTGCTGTCATTTGATTGGCGGCTTGATCTGGCACGCCATCACTTTTAAGGTGTTTCCAAATAGTTTGGAATACCTCAGGATCGTGTTGTGTTTCTTGTCCTGCTAAGCGCACAATAACTATCTACAACAACTCTCTTTATTCTAATAAATTAACCGTAACGTTGTTCGTTAACTTGATTCATAACCAAATCTGGATTAACTCCCATTGCCATTGCTTTGCCAGTTGCAATGTCAGCTCGGAATGCTGCCATTTGTGGTGGCGACATATTGCCCATTGCCAACGTAGCTGGCGAATTCATCATGCTGAGAACTTCACCTGTACGTGCTGTAAGTAGTGAATTGGCTTTAAATTCTTGATTGTCTACTACAAGCTGTTTTTTTTGAACATCACGCTTAGCGTTAGCGCCTGCCTGCTGCATGGCAGTAAAAGTATTTTGATTGATGTTTTGCTCCATCATTCTGGAGTTGTTGTAAGCCTGCGCGTCATCAGCAGCACGTACATCAGTGTACGGACTAGGAGCAGCCATTGCTTGTGGGCCTAGTGGGGCTGACGTACGTGTCATTCCACCTTGACCACGCTGGGCTGATGCATTTTGCAGCATTTCTTCTGCAATAGTAAAAGGAGAAATTCTTTGCATTTTCAATTACTAACTAATACTTATATTGTAGGGGATACATCTAAGTACCCCCTTACTGTTACTTATCAGGTGTCCTGAACAAGCATCTTGGTAGAGAGCATGCCAGGCTGTGCCTGGGAAAGGTACTGCCAAGCGTTCTCAGGGTTCTGATCCATCATTTCGCTAAAGCCACCCCAGAAGTCATTAGCAGGGTTCTGCTGGCGACCGGGAACTGGCATGTCCATTTGTGGACGCTGGAAGGAAGCAGGGACTTGACCCATTTCTTGTGCTTCGATTTCAGCTTCGAACTGTTCGTAAGCTTCGTACTGCTCACGGTCATATGCCTCTTGAGGAGTCTCAGTTGGATATGGACCTTCAGGGCCGTAGAAATCGTTGACGTAATCAGCAAGAACGTCTGGGTCGGTGAGCATGAGGTTCATAGCTGCACGCTCTTCACCAGCTGCCTCAAGCATGAGTGACTGGGACTGACCACGCTGTACTTGCTCGATGAGGGCATCCTCAACGGCACAGGCATAGGTGTTCAGAAGGGAAGGGGCTTCAGCACCAAAGTGCTCAAGGACTTCAAGACTTTCGTCGCTGATTTGACTTAGGTACCCGTCGTTTACCTGCGGAGCCTGCATTTGCTGCGCCTGGTACGCCTCCTGAGCGGCCAGCTGCTGCTGGTAAGCCTGCTGCTGATAAGCCTGGGTTGAAGCTTGGGGACTGTAAGTCCGGTGATCCGAATACTGGGCTTGTTGCTGGGTTTGGGGAACCGAAGCCAGCGGAGCCTGGATAAGTGCCTGAGGTGTTGGCGTCTGATACGCCGAGGA